TTATACCATAATTTTGTTCAATTTGCAACCGCCTGAAACACAGTGTTTTCGGGGCTTTGTTCAGTTTTGTTCAGTTTCAAAGCGACCTGTTATGACTGTGGTTAGTATCAAGATAGTAACAAACTTTTATCTTTTGGTACAGTAATCAAGGGAAATCCAACCTGCACCGGATTTCAGTTTTCCCCAACCTTTTTCCGAACCCTGACCGGCAGATTCAGCAACAATGGTGTAAACACCACCGTTTGTAATGCAGCCGGTTTTATTGTAGTTCGTTCCTGCACCTGCTCTGATGTTCAAAGCGGAAGCGTTGATCTTTACAAGATAGGGTTTGAATGCGGTCTGCTGCGAACCGGAAGTTCCGACAACGGAAAGGAATTTCACATTGATAGGACTGCAAATAGCATTCTTTCCGTCTGTGGACTTGTCAATTACTGCACGATCACCATTCACCTGACGAACAATCCAAGTCTTATTTTTCACCCATCCGGGGATAGATTCTCCGCTGTAATAAGTGGCATTGGAAGAAATCTTGACAGAATCGCCAACCTTCACTGCACTTGTAGCCGGTTTCGGATTTTCGGAAGGTTTGTTGTCTGCATAAAGAATGGCATTGACCTTTGCTGCAATATCACCCTGTCGGTCATAAAGATATGTACCGGGGCAAGACTTATTTGCATAATCCCTGTGAACCGTCATATTGCAACCGTTCAAATGATTTACACGGTCATTTTTATTGGTTGACCAAACAAGTTTCTTGATGCCGTTACGCTTGCAAATATCAGCAACAAGTTTAATGGTTGCCTGATACGCTGCATCCCTCACCGCATAAGGTTCTTTTGTATCAGAAGCAACTTCAATGGTGATCGCTCTGTGGTCATTCGCACCGGAAGATGAACACCAAGAACGGTCTTTTTCCTCTACATACATTCCGATTCTGCCATCATAACCAACGCCATAATTGGAAGATGCTTGTCTGCTGACCGGTGCGAAAACATTTCCCAAAGTTTCGACAGAACACTGACCAACCACACAATGAATGGTGATTGTGTCGATGGCGTGATTTCTGTTTTTGGTTCTGTTCGGTGAAATCTTAGTGTAGTTTACCAACGGACTATTTGTGAACCTCATTATTCATCATCCCCTTTGTTATTAGAAAGTTCTTCAAGTGCTTCTGCGGAAAGTTCTTCTTCGATGGTTTCCTGAATAATCCTTTCATCAGCCATTGTCCTGATCCTCACTTTCATCAATGTCATTTGCATTATCGTTTCGGCTCATATCAACAAAGCCTTCGCCAAGGATGTATGCAATAAGCGTTGCACCTGCCATAATAATTCCGGAAACCTGTGCAACTGTCTGATCTGCAACACCGAAGGCGAAAAGGGTAGGTGTTACAAAACCAATAATTGCAGCCCAAAATTTACGGCTTGTAAGTTTGCTTTTCCAATCAATCTTTTTCATTTTTGTTTTCCTTTCTGCCGAAAATGGCATTGTTCAGAACTTTGATTTGCTGTTCCATTTTTACCAATCGTTCCGAATGATTTTTCAGATCTTCTTTGACATCACGCAAGTCAGATTTCATTTCTGAAATATCGTTGCCGATGTTTTCAAGTTTCACAATCACAGTTGTCAACTGCGACTGATCCATTTTGGTATCATTTCGGCTGTTTCGCTTCAGGTTCGCAACACCGGAATAGATTCCAAAGCCAAGAGAAATTACAGAGATAACAACCGCAAGTTCCACAGTCATTTCATCACCGCCTTTGTTTTTATGGGTATAAATTCATTACCCACGCTTGAAAACTTTGCCCTGCCTATGTTGTACTTTTCCTGTGTTACTCTGTCGCAAGTTCGCCACAGTCAAGGTCAATAAGCACCTGCTTCACCTGTTCCTTGATCCTTGCCGGAACATCAGCAAAAGTTTTCTTCCCCTTGATAATAAGGGTTGCATATACCACTGCCATTTGAAACACATCCTTTCTAAATAATATTTTGATGAAAAAGCGGTAAAGCATCACACTTCACCGCTTGCATCGTCAAGTATTTTCTTAACCGCTTTCCTTAATTTTGAAGGAACATCTTCAAGGGAATAAGGTTTTCCGGTTTTGGGGCAAATAACAGCCTTTCTGATAAGGTCTGCATATACCTTTGCCATAACATCAACCCCCAATCATTTCATAGACTTCACACAATGCAATCTGTGTGTCATCAATCTGTTTTTCAAGTGCGGTGTTTTTGAAATCCATCATTTTGATGTATTCATCCTTTTCATACCGTTCTTGATCCCATTCCCATTCGGTATGGTTTCCACCTTCGTCAGCAACCTGAATTTCCGTGATATTGGTGTTCACCCAAACGGAATATTCATCAATAATTATTTTGTCAGGCTTTTCAGTTCCTCTGACTGTTCCGATGTTGGTCATAAAAATCACCCTTTCATTTTGATATTTTGAATGTAATACTGATTTGCATACTGTTCCAAGGGGAAAAGGTACTTTTGTGATAACCTATAACTATCACAGTGTATCAACCACCCCTTGTAAGAATTGATTGAACACCATTCTGAATAATTCAGTGGTTTTCCGTTCAACCGTTTCTTGTTTATCTTTACCATCTTCACTTTCATACTTTTGCAAGTGCTTTTTCGTAACAAAGTGAATTCAAGAAAAGACCTATATCCAACATAATCAACACCCCTTTTGAATGTGGGGAACACCTGCCAATTTTCTTTGATTGTTAATTTCAGATTTACCCTGAAGTATTCATCAATTTCCTTTCGTAAATTGTGCAGATATTCTTTTGATTCGTGAAGGATAACAATATCATCCATATACCTGAAATAATGTTTTACACCTTTGATTTCTTTTATCCAATGGTCAAAGGCTGATAGATAATAGTTACCGCTGTACTGACTTAAATAGTTGCCGAGTGGAATTCCGCTTTCACCGGGTGTTGAATCAATGATTTCATCAAGCAGCCAAAGCAGATTTTTATCTTTGAATAATCGTCTGTATTTCGCTTTCAGAATGTTATGGTTGATAGAAGGATAATACTGTTTAGCATCTATTTTCAAACAGTATTGTGATCCTTTCACATCATTTCGCATAGCCTTTTGAAGTTTATGCAAACAACTGTGAATCCCTTTTCCGGGTATTGCCGAATATGTGTCAGCGGTGAAATTTGATAAAAGAATAGGTTCTATCACTTGAAGAACCGCCCATTGACAAATTCTGTCCGGAAAATACGGCAATTTATAAATCAATCGGTTTTTGTTACCATCTTTCTTGTAAAAGGTTTCATATTCAGAAGTGTGGTATGCTTTGTTTATCAGCATATCTTGAAGTTCCTTCAAATACTCTTCGGAATTTTCTTCAATCATTTTTACTTCCTTATACCAACCTTTTCCCTTCTTCGCATTTTGGTGTGCCAACTTCAGGTTATCCATAGAACATATTGCTTCCCACAAAGTACAATTTTCATTGCCTATTGGGTGAATGTGTCTTTTCATATTTGATGGATTCCTTTTGTATGCACTTTCAAACCGAACCTTCACACCTATGGTGCTACTAATACGGAAAGAAATGTATTTTTATGTTTTACCAAGAGGTAGGGCAAGCAGTATCACAACTTTTTATTTAAGTGCATTTAGTAAGTGACTGCTGATATTCCGATTACGATTACTGACACTGTTATTACAATTCCAATAAGAAGTACCTGCATTACTGCCATTATTCCAATTACTGCCTAATTGGGTAATCTGACAATATTAGGTTTTTACTGTAATCTTATTACCTTGCTTGCCCTGAATTTTTGATTATTCCGGTATTACTGCGGTTGGTACATACAGCAAGCGACCGCCGAAACTCCGAATACGACTACCAACACCGCTACTACAACTCCAATCAGAAGCACCCGCATTACCGCCATGCGACCAAACACCGCCCAAGAGGGCAATCCTGTAACCGTTAAGGTTGGGTGTAACGCCAACATAATCGCCGACAGGAAGTGCAGATGTACCGCCAATTTCCGAAGGCATTAAAAGCCAATCATATTCTGTCTTTCCATATCCGAATGCGTTGATGTAACCTGAAGCATTCGGAAGTGTGAATCCAACTGCCTTGTAATTTCCGGTGTGCTTGCTTTCACCGAAGTCCGAAAGACCATCAGCAATGTATGGTTGACCACCTGCCATAGTGCCATTACCCCAAATGTTTATACCCTGAATGTGCTTCCAAATGTTACCCCAAGGATTTTCAACACCACGATAAGACACCGAAACTTTACCGTTTACATTGTAGGTTGTTTCTGTACCGCCTATTTCATTGATGGTTTCGGAAGCAGCACCGGAAGCATTACCAAGTGCAGCAGTCGAACCGGTCAGACTTGAACAGTTAAAGGAAGTGTTGTCTGTGATACTTGTTACACCGTTACCAAGTGCGGTTTGTGAATTCAGTGTTCCGAATTCTATCATCATCAGAAGTGTGTTTGCCATTGTTGCTTTGATAGTTTCAAGATGCCATCCTGAACCACGGTTTACCGCCATAGTTTCAGCATTGGTTTTTGTCAAAGCCTTCTTCAATCCGGAAATAGGCTTTACACCGCTGACTGAACAAAGAAGATCACCTTCACCGATGGTGGTATCAGTATTTGTTCCGTCATTTACATAGGTTGAAGTTGATACATCGTACATAGAACCTTCAAAAGCGGACAAAAGAACATAATCAACTTCATTTCCGTTTCCGTCAATAAAGACCGGGTGAATTTTGAATCCTGTCTGCGGTTTATCGGTAACATAATAATTTGCCTTTCTTATGTGATACCCCAAGCCTGAAACAGAATTTTTTTCTAATTTTAACGGAACAACACGATAATAGAATTTCGGCTGATAGACCATTACCTGTCCATTACTGCCATCTTCTGAATACCCATCATCACCGTAATAGGCAAGAATTGTTCCGTCATTGCTGACACAGCAACGCTTTCTGCCACCGAACATTGGAAAAACATCAAAATCCGTTCCTTTTGTTTTTCCTTCTGCACCGCCTAATCGCTTAAATGTTTTGTTCGCAAAGTCTACCTGAATACCGACCACATCATCAGGTGTATATCCAAGGTATTCTTTGATGTCACCAAGTTCTTCTGTAACATCGGCAACAACCTGTTCCGCTTCATCGACAATACCGTTCATTGCGGTAATTTTCGCATCGGCAGCAGCGTTGACAGCCTGAACAGAACTTGCCTGTTGTGCTTGAACCGCTTCTGTCGCATCTTCGGCAGTCTGATTGAACTGTGCAACAGTGCTGTCCACCGCTGTTTTGGTTGCTTCAATGCTTGTCTTGATGGCAGCGTAACTGTTATTATCATCGTTGACTTTGTTCAGGGCATTTATAATCGAACCCCTGACCTGTTCACCATACACGGCATTTTTAATTGCATCTGTGTATTCTTTGATATTCGCCATTGAAAATCATTCCTTTCTGATTATAGATTTTTTATTTTTTTCAACACATCAATTTCATTTCCGTTGCTGTCCACCAAAATTAAACCGTTCCGGAATTTTGAAGGAAGGGCAACATCAAAAAGATTGTCATATTCTGATACCTTTCCGATTGCAATACCTTTTCCACCTTTCCGAAAATCCATTGTGGTGTATGCTGTTGATAATGTGTCAATGTATTGAACAGTATTGAATTCATCAACAAGTTTGAACATCACTTGATACGATGAATCTATACTTGCACTTCCGGCGATAACTTTCGCCACACCTGAAGAACTTGCAACTTCAGCAGACCAATTTTCATCTTCAGGTTTTTTGAATGCAACCGTAAACGAAACACTGTTCTGACCTATCTTTGAATAAGTAAAACTTGCAAGGGTTCTGATGTATGTTCCATCATCGTTCAGCGTTCCATTTGCCAAACATCGCTGTGATCTAACGCTTGAAAAATATGGTGCTGAATAGCCTGCAACGGTGATGGAAACGGTCTTGGAAGCGGTTCTTCCCCTCGAATCGGTTACAACAACTGTGTATGTTATTGTTCCTGTGCTTGTCAAAACAGGTGTTGTGGTTGAACTTGAAGATGCAAGTATGGTAGAACCCTGTTTTATTTGGTAGGATTTAATGGAAGAACCATATATTCCGGATGCCGTTGCTTGCAATTTGCATTGCGATTTTCCTTGAATATATATCCCCCACGATGAAGGAACAGTGTTATTCACCCTTGTTGCAGTGAAGGTGTTTACCGTTGGATTTCCTGATTGAACCGTCATAGTTCTATCAAGCCAAGCCCAATGAGTTTCTGACGAACTACCAATTTTTGTTGCTACAACGAAACGGACACTTAATGTTGATGAATTCGGACATTTACTGAAAAGCAAATTTCTTTCCGAATCGCTCAAAGAAAAAGTGTATGAACCGGTATTTGATATATTATTCCTTTGAATAGATGTACCACCAAATTCAAGACGAACATTCAAAGAAAACCCACCCGGATTTGAGAATGTCAAGGATGGGTTCTGATTTGAAGTGAAATTTGTCGCTGAATTGATTGTTGCTGCTCTCGGAATATTATCAAGTGTAACTGTCTTTGAACAGGTGATCCAACCGATTGATTTACCTGAATATGTACCGGAAAATCGCCACCCTGCTTTAAGTGTTATGGATTTTTTACCATCTGAATTGTGGTAAACTCTGAAGGTTTTGCTTGAAAGAAGTACAGTGTTTGTTTTACTGCTACCGCCATAACTGATTGATGGTGCTGTGTAGGTATAATTTTGACCGTCACATTTCACATAAGAATCCGACCTTGAACCAACATACAAAGAATAATGGTTCAAATAGGTTTTCATCGTAACATCAGAATAGTTTCTGGCAGTATTAGCAGACGATGACCATTCACAATATAAATTCAGATTTACACCTGTTGAACTGTTAAAACTTCCGCTTGCCATTTATGATTCCCTCCACTTCAATGAAAGATTACCGTTTGCCCTTGGGATGAAATCAAAATATCCATTGATGGAATTGCCGATTGTCAATTTGTTTTTTATCTCTGCATCAGTTATATAAAGTTTATTATTGCTGATGTAGGCGATTTCAACATTATCCTGAAGAAAGGCAAGTTTTTCATTTGATAATTTTGCGGTAAAGGCATTACCAACTTTGCCAAGTTCAATTAAAGCACCCTGAAAGCGAATGTATTCTTCAAGTAACTGTTGATTTTCAGTAACAATACCGGCAACCGTTTCTGTTTGAGTGATTGCAGATTCAAAACGAAATTCAATCAGATTGTTCAGAATTTCGATGCTGCTTTTTAGTTGTTCTGTAACCGCTTCAACATCGTCATTACTTGCACAGTTGGAATACACTTCAAGTAGTATGTTTTGTGCCGTTTGGGATAGATTACTTGAAAGTTCGTTTACAGTGTTTCTGATGCTCTGAATATCAGTTTTGAAACCATAATCAGAAATAATGTTTTCAACTCTTGCAGTCAGATCAGCACCTTTATTTGTAACATCGGTTAAACTTGTAATGACATCGCCAAGTACAATTTTTGTACCGGAAGCCTTTGAAATATCAATGGTTAAATCAGAAACCGTCATATATCTGTCAATACCGTGTGGTTTGGAAATAACCCTGATTTTATCGCCAAGTTTTATTTTTTCAATATCCACATCCAAAAGGTGTAAATCAACGGCATTCAACTGAATTTCAAGCGTTAATTTCTTTCTTTCGGCAAGTGTTTCTTGTCCTTTTCTTAAAAGGTTAGCCGGAACGGTTACAGCATCGAATGTGACAGTATCATAAACCCAACCATACAAATCAACTGCATCTTGGTCAAAAACATAATCTTTACCATCGTTGACACTTTCGATTGTTACCCTTTTTTGAACGGCAGAATCGGATTGGTCTTCACCTTCAATGGTTGCACCAAGTGGAATGATTGCTGTTGCAATATTTTCACCTTTAATGTACTGCTTCAAATCAAGTAAGTTTTCACCGAAGTTAATTACTTGATCGTTTACATTTCCATAATCAGTGATGTAATCAATATATCGAACACCATTCAAGTGTCTACTTCGTATATAACCACCCAAACGGTTTATCAATTTATTCTTAATGGTAGTCCAAGTGTTTTCATAATTGGAATAGCGATAAAGTGAATCATTGTTATCTTGAACATTTACAATTCCAACTGTAAACTGCTTTTTCTGTTCCGGAACTGCTGCATTATGCTTGTTAATCAGTGTAGTGAAATATCCTGAAACGCTTAAATCGTGATATTCCGCTTGTCGCTGATTGCTATCAAGCAAATAGGCAAGTTCACCTTCGCATTCAACAGTTTTGATGTTGTCAAAATCCTTTTCATCATTCAGCACCCTTCCGGTAAAAATCCATTCACCGTCTTGTGTCAAAGTGATTTCAGATTTCAATTTTTGTATCTGTGAATAATATGGGTGTGTCGGTGCAATTTGAAAGGTCAGTGTTCCGGTTGTATTCATTTTCAATTTGCACTTTGGTGAAATAACCCTGTAATCTGTTTCAAGTCTAACATCGTGAAGAATAAGCCCATCACAAGTAATTTGATACATTATAATGAACCCCCTCTGAACTTGATTGTTACCGTTCCTGTTCCGTTAAAAGTCAATTTGTTTTCACCTTCGGAAAGAATGATGTTCAGAACCCTGTTATCACCTTCGGAAAGTCCGTATGTAACACCGTTAAAGACCACATCCATTGCAGAACTAACAGTTATCACCGGAACAACTTTCATTCTGCGTGAAGGAATAGTGATTTCAGTTGATGGTGTTACGGATATTTCTTTCAGGTTATAAATGATACCTGTTTCAAAGTTGAACGAATCCCACACCCAATCTTCGGTTGAATCCTGTATATCGTATTTGTACGGTTCGGCATCAACCTTGATTGTCATAGTTGCCCCTTTTTTGCTTTCGCTAAAAGGATCAACCGTGCATCTTCCGACATAATAAAAAGCCTTGTCAGCATCAAGAATTATCTTCATTTTTTTGCCGTGTAGATAATTTGAAATTGCTGATTTAATGCCTTCCCAAGTTCTGCTTTTGGTCAGAAGGCTGAACTTGAAAGTCAATGTTCTGTTGTTGAATTTAACTTCACCATCTGTCAGAGCAGTTGACAGATCAAGTTCACCATCTGATCCCGGAACAGTAACACTTTCCGTTTTTGGTTTCGGAAGGGGAATACTTTTGGATGACAAAATCAATCCGAAATCATCATAACTGTGTTTAGAATCAAATTTTACACCTATCATTCGTTACCCCTTCCTTTCTTTTTATAAATGTTACCAAGTGCCTTGTCCATATCCGGTGCAATTTCACCCACAAGAACACCTGTATCAAGAACTAATTGCTTGTTTCTCATTAGTTCTGCGAATTCAGGGAAGTATTCTGCAAGAACATCAATCAGGGTGTTCAATTTATCTGCGACAATATCAAGAACACTAACCTGCTGTTGCTGATATTCAAGTGTTTTTCCGTAGTTATCCGGAAGAACATCAGAAATGTTTGCAGTTGTTTCAAGGCTGAATTCGTGAAGTTGTCTTGCAACATTCCTGATCCATCCGGTATGCTTTTCAAGCGGAACAACTGCTTCTGCACCATCTTCACCGATGATCGCCGATCTTGCACCTTTATCAACAACCGTACCTTCTGCAAGCAGCGGAATTTGCGGAACATTGAATGTGTGAACCCAACTGAACGGACTAACACCAAGGATGCTGATGCCGTGAATCTTTGATAATACAGCGTTAATTGCGTTAAACGGAATAGAAATAACTTTATTTATGCCCTTGATAATTGCATTTACAACTGTCTTGAAGGCTTTAACAATACCGTCTTTTATTCCGTCAAAGATTTTACCGCCTGTGGAAAATACATTTTTAACTGCTTGCCAAGCCTTGCTGAATATATTCTTAAACCAATCAGCAACAGGTTTGAATACATTCTTTATACCTTCCCAAGCCTTTGAAGCACCGTCTTTGATTGTGTTCCAAATCTTTGAAAACACATTTGCAATCGGCTGAATAACCGTATTGTTAAACCAAGATGCAGCACCTTTGAATATGCCGACAATATCATTCCATAACTTGCTGAAGAACTCTTTAACAGGTTTAATGATATTATCGTTTACCCAAACCGAAGCCCTTTTCACAATTTCGATCCAAGGATCAATAACAGTATGGAATGCTGAAACAATACCTTCCCAAAGTCCTTTGAAGAAGTTTGCAACAGGGGCGATGATGTGTTCATACACCCAATTTCCAACTGTGCTGAATGTTGCGGTCAAAGCGTTCCATATTTTCGCAAAGAAATCACCCAACGGTGCAAAAATGGTAGACAGCACTTCCCATATTGCCGAAAGAATACTTCCAACTATGCTGATAATTCCTTCAAGCAAAACAGGCAGCGAATTCCAAAGACCTTCAAGAATACTTGTAATAATCGTTGGAATTGCTTCTATCAATGCAAGGATGATTTCCGGTAATGCTTCAACAATGGAAATGACCAAAGTTATCAAGCCCTGAATTAGTGTCGGAAGGTTATTCATCAAAGCATCGACAATAGCGATAATGATCGCCGGAAGATTATCAAGTAATGGTTGAATGATTGTCATCAGGTTTTCGCATAGGTAAACAATCATATTTACCAACGCTTCAACTAATTGCGGAATCAGAACAGGTAGTGCATCACAGATTGTTTGCATCAGCGAAGGTAACGCATCAACAATAGCAAAAAACACCTTTTCAATGCCACTGATTATTGACGGCAGTGCATTCATCAAGGCTTGTAACAACTGCGGAAGTACACCAACAACGGCATTCAACAGAGAAACCGCACTATCAACAACAGATGGAAGCAAAACATCAATTACTTCTGAAACCTTTGAAATTAACTTTGGAATAAGTTGTGTGATCAAGTTCGGAAGTGTCTGAAGCACCTGTTGAATTCTCGGAATAATGTTATCTGCAACAGTTACCATACTATTGAATACATTTGTTATCAAACCGCCTATATCTTGATTGCCATCTGCAAGACCTGTCAAAAGATTCTGCCAAGCACCCTTCATTGAAGAAATAGAACCTTGAATAGTTGTGGCTGCTTCTTTTGCTGTTGTGCCGGTAATACCCATTTCGGTCTGAACAATATGTATTGCATCAGTAATGTCAGAAAAAGAAGAAATATCATACTTGATACCGCTGATTTTAGAAGCATCAGCAAGCAATCTTTCCATTTCTTCCTTTGTACCACCGTAACCAAGTTTTAAGTTGTCAAGCATCGTATAGTTTTGCTTTGCAAAACCCTGATACGCATTTTGAATGGCTTCCATAGAAGTTCCCATTTTATTTGCGTTGTCTGACATATCGGTTATAGCGGTATCAGCCTTTTCCGCTGCTTTTACGGTATCACCGCCCAAAGACTGCAAAAGCGAAGCAGAAAATGAAGTAACCGTTTCCATATACGCATTTGCGGACATACCTGCGGTTTTATAAGCGTTTGCAGCGTTCTGAATTACGGTGTCAGAACTATCTTTGAACAGCGTTTCAACACCACCAACCAACTGTTCATAATCACCGTAAGCACTTATTGCATCTTTTCCGATTTTTACAACCGCTGCACTTGCTACGGCAAGACCAGCTGCAATAGCCTTTCCAACCTTCGCTGCTGCCGAACCCATTTTATGAAACGCTGTTGAAAATTTACTTTCAGATTTTTCAGCATCGTCACCGGTTTCTTTGATGTTTTTTCCGGTTTCTTTCGCTTTATCGCCGGTATCATCCAACGCTCCATTTGCTTCAGCATTATCAATGGCGATTGTACCGAATAACTTAAATAGTTCCAAGGTGTCGCACCCCCTTTCTTCGTATTATTGGGGATTGAACCCCTGTAATAAATCAATCGAATAATTGATTGTTGTTTCCAAATCCTCTTGTGTGATTTCCGTGTTTTGAGCGATAACATCATCCCTGAAGTCATTGAAACTTTTATCACCCTGAACCTTATGAAGATAGAAATCCCAAAGTCTATCTTCATCATCGTTGTGAAGTGATTCAAGAATGAAATCAGCAAAACAGGACATCACAATCATTTGGTCTATCAAAGGAAATGGATTTGCATATCTTTTGAATAGCAAATCCATTTCCTTGATGAAACCTATTTGAACAATTCGGAAACAACCCCAATAAAATCCTTGAATTCTTCTTTCTTGACGAATTCAACAATCATTCGGGTAATGGAAGCAAGGTCAAATGCCTTGATTTCATCAACTTTCAGACCGCTGACATTTGCAAGAAGTGTGAAAATTTCATTTTCACAGTCAGGAATGTGGGAAAGAATGATGTTTGTAACTTCAAGGAATGCTTGCAGTCCTGCAACATCTGTGATTGCCTTCTTGTCCTTTGCGTTTTTTACAATCTTCAGGACAGATTCAGTTTCAAATACCTTCGTAAACTCATCAATGCCAATCTTGCTGATAATCTTGCACATCGGGGCAATATCCGTTGCATTCAGAGTTCTGAAGGTATAGTTTTTAGTTGTTTCACTCATTGTTCATCAATCCTTTCTTAACCCTGTTCGGTCTGTGTTGCCGGTGTAGGGTAATAAATGCGATAGGGAAGAATGCTTAAATCTGTTTCAGCATTGCATTCCTGATAGCATTCAAAAGTGCATTTAACAACAGTTGCTTCTTTGTTTTTGTTTTCTGCTTCAAAACCGGAAGTGCAAAGTGCATTGTCGAAAATTACAATGACAGGTGTTCCATCGGTTTTCTTTCCGACAAATCCAAAATTCTTGTAATAATCACCGGTTTCAATATCAGGTTTGGAAGTAATCAGATCATATCCGGTTATTTCCGAAGTTCCGTTTTTGCCAATTACACCTGCTTTCATCATCGCCGGTGTAATTTCAATCAGATTGGTTTCCAACTTTGCGGTTTCCCCGGTTTTGCGGTCAAGTCCTTTGATTTTTACCAAAGCACCATCAACTTCAACAGTTGTGATTTCCGGAACAATAGAAACTTTATTACCACCGGAAGTTGCACCAAGAATGTCATATTCCCATTTGTTGGATTTCCATTCAAGGTTGTGACAGATAATACCTGCACCAAGCATAAGGTTTTCCGGTGTATCTGCGGTAATACCGTGCTTTTTAAGTTCTTCGTAAGCCATAATTAGTTATATCCTTTCCAAATTTTTGTGTTCAAATGGATCTGACAGCGTTTCAAATCCAAATTGTCATCGGGTATGTTGATTGAATCGGAAAACCAAATGTTCACAGACACCTTTAAAATAGTCTGATCCGGAAGTGTTACGGTCATCAAGTCAGTTTTACCAAACTTGAAGTATTCCTTTATCTTCTCTTTTTGTTTCTCTAATTCAATGAACTTTCCCCTTGAAAAACCATTCAGAATGATGATAGGTTGTTCAACACCATCTTCTGTAAGGCTTTCCGATTCCGTATAATCGCCAACCCAATAGGGGTATTTGGGTGGTGAATCAGACATCTGACCGAATTCATAATTCAATCCAAGATGCTCTGATAAATGCGTGTCTAACGCTTTCAGCACTTCAAGCATATCAACCCATTCCTTTCAATTTACTTTCGGCAGCAGCAATGATGGATGGTTTCAAAGTTGTGTAAGCATTGAACAAAGCCCTGTTTGGTTTTTTGCCGTGTGTAAAGTGTCCATTCCCTTTTTCATCGACATAGAACCAACCACCTTTTCTTCCGTTACCTTCAAGGGCATATTCGCCTGTTCCGAATTCTTCCCAAATGGCATTTTGCAGTGGCGAACCAACAGTTGCCTGAAGTTCGCCTTCGTCAACAACATAATCCCAAGAACCTTTTGTTTGACCGGTTTTTACACGGCTGTTTCTTGCAGTTTGGGAACTCAATTCACCACCTGCTTCATAAAGAAAAGCAATGGCAGCATCGCCCATAGCGTTTTTACACTTAACCCTGAAATCTTCAAATTTAACACCCATCACTGACCACCTGCATATTTCAGGTAAATTTCAAGGTGCTGATGCAAATTCATTGGATCATCTATCAGCAGAATATCATACAGTTTGCCATTGATAATCATCCGGGCATTTTCTGAAGTGACATTCACATCTTGTTCCAACTCCAAGTTGATGATACCTTCCAAGAAGTTGAACGGATTCCATTTCCATTTTGCGGATAAGCATTTGAAGGAATGGAAGTCGCATAGGAATATGTGTGTTGATTCTTCAATCTTCGCATTGTAAACGCTTCTTTTGGAATCACCTGATTGATAGTCAAGCCAACCTTTGAATTGAACTACATCAAACCAATCAGAAACTTTTTCACCTATGCTGTTCTTCTGTCCGGGAACATTTACTTGCATCAATGCTGTGATGTTTCCACCAATCATTTTCAGAACCTTGCCTTGATGTACGGCTTCAGGAAACCAAGAAGGGTTGTTGGATAGCCCATAACCTGATTAGAAGCATCCTGTGAAAAGTATGTCACCGAATGCCTTGACAGGGTTTCAGATTGAATTCCAACTTTGTTCCGATTTTGCACTTCCCAAATCATCATATTGATTACACCTTCAACAACCGCATCAGGGTATTCAACTTTGGTAATCAGATTGTTTTCAGCCGGAAATAAAGCCTTGTTCAGTGTGGTTTCCTTTTTTGCTGTGTCGATTGCTTGAATAACATACAGACCTTGATTGACCGATTCTGTAATTTGAACTGTGTCATTCACAGATAGCATCGGTTCGCATCCAAGAAGGATTGCACTTGAAGGTGCTTCAAATCGAATTAGGCGATTTTGAAAATTATTGTTTGTGTATGCTCGGATAAGGCTTTCCGCTGCGTTCAACTTTCGTTGAAGAACGGTTTCTGATATTCCTGTGAATTCAGGCATCTGCATCAATTCCGAAACAGAAACAATCATATTTACACCTTCTTTCATAAAATAAAAATAGGGGTTACACCGTTTAGGCATAACCCCCATTTAGGCTGTTGGCAATTACTTCTTGATCTTTGCAAGAACAACTTTGCTTTCGTTGGTAAGTGCAGCAGCGTAATGTTTATCAACAGAAACATCGGTCAATCTTGCAAGGGTGTTTCTTTCGGTTTCAACCGAAGTGTCTTTCTTCAGGTAGATGGTAAGTGCAGCAGCATCATCTTCCGTTTCAGCATCGTTGTTAAGTTTAACGATAGGACAAGCATAGCAATCTACCTTGGTAGAATCGCCGACCTTAACAACAGGAACTTTCTTAGAAGGTACGATTCGGCAGTTTGCGATCATACCAATTTCACCGGTAAGAATAACCTGACCGGTGTATTTATCAGCAGAAATGAAGTTTGAATCTTTGCGAAGAACAGTGACCTGCTTCGGGTTAATAAACATAACCTTTTCACTGTTTACTTCCTCATCGAAAAGATCAACCGCATCTACAATAGCATTGTAGGAAATTCCGGCAGTAGAACCATCATAGATAAGGGTTGCTTCCTGAAGGGCATCCATTGCATCATTATCAACCTTTGCTGCAACCGCCTTTGCCAACTGATTATTGGTTTCACCAACAGGATTGCCATAGCCGGAAAGGATTGCTTCATCGGTAAGTTCAACCGCCTTCATTGCCTTTTTAACAGTTACAGTGGTAGAACTTGTCGAAAGTTTAACTGTACCGGCTGCAACACCTTCTGCAACATCTTCCGCATCGCCGATGTAGCCGTACTTCGGTACAGTGATTGTATTGCCGGGAACACCAACAAGTGTAGTGTCAATCTTTGCGAAAGGTGCAACAACAATTTTCTTCTGAATTTTTGCAGAAATCATATCTGCCATAACCTGCGGATTGATAAGGTCTGCAATTTTAGTAGTCTGATTAGCCATAATAAATAACCTCTTTCTTTAATTAGTTTCCGGAAGAACCGGTAAATTCTTTGTAGGCTTCGGGATTTTCTGTATAGAATTTCAGCCTGTCCTGATAGCCCATTTTGTCAAACTGTTCCTTGGTGACACCGTGATTCTTGTCCGGATCGCCGTCAGGCAGTTTGTGTTCCTCAATTTTCTTTTTGGTTTCAGATGCAAAATGCTGTGGATATTGAGTTTTAAGACCTGCGATAGTATCATCAATACCCTTAATTTTTCCATCATCACCAAGTTTGACTTCACCCTTTTCCTTGATTTTGAAAGTCAGATAATCAACATCGGTCACATCCGCTTCAAGAAGTGCTACCTTCAAAGCAGAATCAATCTTTGTCTGCTGAAGTTCCGTTTCCATCTGCTGAATCTTTGTTTCATATTCGGTGATCTTGGACTGAAGTGCTTCATTGCCGGCGTTGTCCTTTTTCATCTGTGCAATCAAGGCAGTGGATTCACCGTGCTGTTTGGTAAGGGCATCAAAATCAGTTTTCAGTTTACCATAGCGAATATCAAGATTTTCTTCACCCGCGGTAAAGATTTTATTCTGTTTCATTTCACCAATAGTTTCTTCAACTGCTTTATCATCCAAACCTTTTGCTTTGAGAATTTCCTGTAAAGTCATTGTTTATTTCCTCACTTTCAAATTACGATTTTTACAAGTTTCGTCTTGTTTTGAAATACTCTGTTTTACTTCTGACTTTTGAAGAAGGGTATGAAAAAAGCACCCTGCAAATGCAAGATGCTTGAATCAATATAAAATGTTCATTGCCTGTCTTTGAAAAAGTCCTTCCAATATGGATTTTCCTTGTCAAAGATTTCTTTTTGTTCAGGTGTTAGATTGTGCGGATAGTCTGCAAACAAATTAAACACCTTTTTCTTGTCAAAACTGAAAAGGAATTCACCATCCCTGTCAGATGTATCAACCCACCAAATTTGATCGGTTTCGTTCTCTTTATAAAATTTATTATCTGACATTTCCGGCAGCCCCCTTTCGTTGTTTAGCAGTATCAGTGTTAATATAACCAAGAATTGTTCTGAAATCATCGCCATTTAACTGACTAATGTCAGTCGCATAAGCAGTTGAATAATAAGCAGAAGATGAAGTGCATCCAAATCTATATTTCAGAGTTGCTGCAACATCACCGAAGTCATTCCATCCATTTCTATCCGGGTTCGGACTTTGCAGTTCAAGATATTGAAGGACACCATTGTTTTTTCTCACTATTGCTGCGTGTCTACCGACAGATAAATAATATTCAGAACCTTCTTGTAGTTGTTCAAGAATTCTTTTCCCGTTTGTTAAGTTGCTTTTTGCAGAATCAGAAACAATGGTTTTTACACCTAAATCCTTGAACATATTGACTTTATTCACTTTGCTGCTGAACCAATTTCTACTTTCGCCGTCACGGAAATCAAGAACATTCCATCCTTGCTTTTGCCCTGCATAAGCCAAAGCAACGGAAGCACAAGAACCACTTGTTAGATCACCACCGGCAACAGTATGAATAATTTCTTCATCCGTCAATATATCCGGGTGAAGAAGAACTTCATTATAATCAATGCCGTTTGACTGTAAGGCTTTGCTTGTAGTGGTTTCAACTGCTGTAAAGTTAATTTTACCACCTTTTTGCGAATTTTTCAAGTTGGGTGTTTTGGGTGAAATCTTCTGTGCTTCCTTCAGATATTTTTCTTTGAAATCCTGATAACCGGTTGTTTCAATGAATCCACCTGTTTCATTATTCCACTTCTGATAGGTTGTTTCACTTTTAACCGCCCATCTTGCCCTTTGCAGAACACAGCAGCGACAGTTGCAATCTTCCGAAGCAATACCAAAACCGCCCGGACAATCAACCTTCATTCCACCAACTTCAAATGGTTCATCAAGTTCACGGATTTGACCGTCAAGTTGTCTGTGATTCGGTCTTGTCTGACCGTCAAGTGTTGCATCCCATTGTTTCACGATGTCAGCACCTTTTTTCTTTGCTGCATACATTGAATCAAGTCTTGCTTCCGATTGCACCCTGTGTCCTTCAGTCCGGGCAATTCGCATTGATCTGTTCATATCTGCCTGACCATAGTTACTTATGTTCCGTGCAATATCAGCATAGGATAGTTGTGATGCAAGACCTCTTTGAAGTTCAGATTTGACCTGCTTCTTCAGTTCAGTTGTATTACCGGAAAGTTTATTTGATAACCTAAAATCATCACCGGTTTTTTGAACTGCTTTCAGAACTTGACCTTCATCAATCGGAATAACAAGCGGAACACCCTGACCTTGCATATCATACATATTCCCCACAAAGCCTGTTTCATAACAGGTTTGAAGGTAAGAAGCAATGGAATTAAAATTTTTACCTTGCAAATTATCAAGAACACCTGAAATCTGCTTTTCCAACTGCTTTTGATATTCAAGTTGATAGGCTTTCGATTGTGTCAGTGGGTTTGCTTGCAATTCCCTGATGGTTTTCCGAATATCAGCAAGTGCAGATGTGTAATTCTTTGTAAGAGCATCAAGAACTGCTTGTTCGTCTTTCAAGGACTGTTCAAGGACTTCTTTTTGTCTTGCATTCATCCTTCTGCACCGCCTTCATCGCCGTCAGGTGGAACATCAGGTTCAATGGGCTTGTTTGCAAGGGTTTCTGATGCCGTATTCAGATCCACAACAGGATTCTGTTCAACCAATGCTTTGACATCTTCAAAATCAAGATCAAGCAGTTCACAGATAGCCTGAAGAACCGTGTCATTATCCAACCTTGCAGCAGCATTTAATATAGTGTTCAACTTGACCTGTTCGGTTTCCGCTTCGGTCTTGTCAATCTGTGCATTATCTGCTGCATTGGTCATTACTTCCCTTTCAAATTCAAAATAAACATCACTGACCTGATAATCAGTTTCATATTCATCATTGATTTCTGAAAGAACGATTTTGACCAACTTCTTCAGAAAAGATTTCAACCTGATTTCAAGTTTGTTGCATTTCAAGTCAAGCAAAGCATATCTTGATTTGATTACAATGTTCGTAATGTTTCCATCACCCAACTGTGCCGAATTGAAACCCATACCGAATCGGTAAATGTTCTTTTCGTCAATGTCAAGTTTTGCTTGCCTTGCCTGATATGGAATATCAATAGTTTTGATGTCAACATCACCATCAGGTTCAGTGCCGATCATCTTTTTTGTTTTGATATTCTGCTGAAGTTCTTCCAAATCATTTCCTTGGAAGCCCTTAACAACATACAAGCCTTCTGAAATGTCAACAAGATTGTTTGACAACCCACAAGCCATTAAATCATAATCATCAATCAGTGCTTTGATAGGTTTCAGATGACTGATTTGCTTTCTGTTATTGTCGATGCGGAAAAAAGGAATGTAACCAAGTGAATCACCATATCTGCCTTCCTCGTTGTCCTTTTCATAGACAATATGTGGTCTTGGGTTCAAAGGTTCACCCTTGTCAACTTCGATTTTTCCATCATCAACCTGAACAAAATATGTGACTTGCTTTGAATCCCATACCTGAATACGCTTGATGCGTTTCTTGCCCTTGTCGATTCGGTCAATATACCAATAAATCACATACTGTGTATGGTCATCTGTGTCCTTCGCCCTGACTTCCACAACCCCCATTGCATCAGCAAAGATGAATGCGGTTCTGTCATCAGCGTTCTTGTAGGAATACATATAGCCGAACCCACCGGTGCATACATCAGTTAAGGTTTCCGACAATTCAGATTTGAAATCATCACCAAAATACTGATCCAATTCATTCTGAAGTTCAGGAATATCCGATTTGACAAAAGCATCATCACCAGACAGCATATATTGAACACACTGATCTACCAATTCAGTGAAGAACGGATGACAAATCTTGATGTTGCTTCTTGTTTTGTCTTCGACCAATTTTCCATCAGAATTGTAATAATACAGTTTGTATGAAAGAATATCGTGCTGCCCTTCATAATACCTCTGACCAACTCCAAAGGATTTCTTTCTTTCAGATGTTGAATCATCTTGAATCAAGGCTGATATTTCTTCCGGTTTTAGCATTCTTTTTCACCGCCTTTCCGTAAAATATTGTGTAATAAAACAGAAACCTTTGAATTATGCTGTAATCAAGGGTTTCTGATACTACCGTGTTACTAATACAACCACCGATTGCCCTTGATATAGCGTTCAAGACCATATCGCATAGCATCCATCAAGTGATTGAAGTCATCAATGGGTTTGTTCAGTTTCTTTCCGAATTTGTCCTTATCCCAAGTGTAATTACTGATTTCTGTTAGAAAATTTACGCACCGGGGATGAATAACAATTTCAAAACTTTGAATCCATTGAATACCGTTATTGATGCTGTCCTTTCCTTTGGTTGCACCGGTGATCCTCATTCCGTAACCCTTTAATTCATCAATACTTTTTGGTTCTGCTGAATCACCGGTGAACCTGTCTTTTGAATAACCCATCTGTGATAGATTATCAAAGATTTTTCTGTTTGATAAACCCTTCTGATACATTTCATCCCAAACATAGATTTTTCTATTATCCACATCAACAAAACCGATGAATGCAGCGGAAGGATCGTTTGTATATCCGAAGTCAAGACCGAAGCCTGAATTCAAATTATATTTATCTTGAATTTCACGAAGGCTGAATTCTTCTTCTTTCCAATTCTCATAAACAAGACCGTCAACAATACCCCAATCACCAAGACCTGCAACCCTGTATCTTCGGGGATTGTCTTTTTTCATCTTTTCAAAGATTTTTCTATCAGAATCATCCAACCATTCATTACACAAATAGTTTGTTGTTAAAGCAAGCACATCAGGATCGATCTTGTCAAAGAACCTTTTCTTCAACCAATGATGTTCATTCCAAGGGTTGAAGGTCAATGTCACCTGTTTGAACAATCCTTTCGGCAAATCACCAAGCATTGATTCCGTCAATGTATCAAAATCATCTTCCGAAGTGATTTCATAGGCTTCTTCAATCCACATCCAACAAAGACAACCATTTTCAACAGTAATCGAAGTTACTTTCAGAGGATCATCTAAACCCCTGAAATATATTTTCTGCCCTGTTTCGATGTTTTCAATTTCAAGGGGTGATTCTTTGGGAATCCAAGTGTTTTCAAGTCCTAACCTTTTAATCGCCCATTTTAATTCAGTAAAACAACTGTCTTTCAATGTTCGGTAAGTTTTACGAACAACAAGAAGGTTTGCTTCCCGGTATTTCTCTTTTGAAAGGTTTGCTATATACCACAATGCGGTTGTTTTAGATTTTTTGCTTCTTCGGCTGCCTTTAACAACTCTGTATCTACCTTTGAACTTCCAAAAATCATTATATCCACCGCCGACAAAATCAGAAATTTTGAACACTACATCATTCATTGACAAATACCGCCTTTATGACATCATAAAAACAAAACCGCATAAAATCAGCCTGTTTACAGTGCTTTGTTACTACCTTGTTACTAATCATCAAGATCATCAACGATTGTAACCTTGGTTGTTCCGGCAACATTCACTTTATCAGTAAATAAACCATATCTTTTCCCAAGCAGTTCAGCAGCCTTCAAGCGTTCTTTTTCATCGGGGTTCTTTTTCACTCTTTCTGCGGAAGAATATCCATCGCCATCACCGGTTACAACAACCACTTCTGAATCAGATTCCCCACGCATTACAGAAGTAAGGTATTTGATGACTTCTTCAGCAGATGCAACCTTCGCTGAACTCATTTCTGCAAGCCGTTGTTCAATATAATTTTTGATGTTAGCATTTGTTAGCAATCTTGAACTGTTCGCCCTTGCAACAGCATCATTCTTTATTCGGGGATAAGCTGCTTTATATGCCCTTGTAGCATTGCAGTCAATCAAATATTCATCACAGAATTTCTGCTGATTTGCAGTCATACATTTTACCTTCCTTTCTGTAAAATAAAAACAGACAGATTTGCACCTGTCTGTTCTTTGACCCTTTGGGTCATTATAATTGTATCATAGAAACATAGTATCATTCAAGGTCAAAACTATGTCACATTGTTTCTGTATAAGGTAATTTCACATTTTTCAATGCTTCATTGTGAATCCGATGAACCTGTTTCAAGGATAAGTCCATTTCAGCAGCAACAGATTCCCATTTTAGAAATTGTATGTATCTTAATTTCAAAACAAGTTTCTGACTATTGTCCGGAATTTTATTGATTACATCACGGATTTCCCTCTTCAAATCAACAAAACGGTCAATCTCTGCATCAATGACCTTTTCAAGTTCAATAATCTTCATAACGGCATTGACAAATGGTGCTTCTTGTTTCCTTGTTCCTGAACTCGGCATTCCTGACAGATTCGGTGAAGAAACACTTGTGGAAAGAACCTTTAATTGTTCAAGTTCTGCAAGGTCACTGTTTATCAAATCATTCAGTCTGTATGCCTGTCTTAAATACTGTTTTGCAGTCATTATTCATCATCCTTTCCTAAAATTTGGGGTAACAGGTAACACTTGTTTTCTATATTCTTTTATTTTTAGGGGGTATATAAAAAATCGCACCCCTTAATTTTTTTTCATATTCAGAGAAATAAAGAATTTAGTGTTACCTGTTACCTTAACCGTTACAACCATTGATTTTATGCGGTTTTTCAGGGTAACACTTAACTATTTTTATGTGTTACCTTTACTGTTACCCTGATAACAACTTCAAAAACCTTTTCTGTAAGCGGTGAAAATTCTTCTTTCGTGTTCGCTTTTTCTTTGCGTAAAGTGCAAGATGCTTGATTTTACCGGTTCCGCTGTTCAGAATCATATTGCCCCAAGTCTGAACAAACCTTCCAGTAAATTCAACAATTACATCTGCAAGACGATGAACAACTTCAGCAATTGCTTCAGCCAAGATTTGAATTGCTTCAGCAATTACATCAATCTGTTCTTGTGTCAGAACGCTTTCCATCTTCAACATCCCTTTCAAACATTTCAGGATTGTCCTGAATGACCATATACAGAGCAGATGCCAATTCTTCAATTTTCTTTTCATCGTGGTCATTGTACCCAAGGTGATTATAAATTGCGTGACAAAGTTCGTGAAGAAAATCACCTTCCATTTTCTGCTGTGCCTGTGGGCAAATGCGAATGATTAAATCCTGATAATTTACTTCACCGGAATAATTCACATTTCCCAAATCCAAGCGGTCAGTGATTTCAACTTGATAGGTTTTACCACCAACCTTGACCTTCTGTGGTATCTTCATTCTGAATCACATCCTTTCAAGTTTTCTTAACTCGACTTGCAAACATATCTGCTGAATGTGTCCACAAGACTGTTTCGTATTTTTCAATTGCTTTACCATAAGAATCCCAATCTTTTGTTTCATATGCACCCATATGATAACGAATACAAAGGATTTCTTCTTCAGTTAATGTCATAAACTGTGATAACAGCATTATAGATTTGTCACCGTGACCGGAAAGAAGGCAATCTTTGTGTTGATACCCAAGAAGTTCAATATATTTATATTGGTCAATTTTGCACAAATCGTGAAACATTCCAACAATAATTGGTGATTCAGGTCTTTGCCATTCCAATTGCATTTCTTCTGTCATTGACAGCAATTTTCTTGTGACTTCAAGGGAATGGTCAAACAGACCACCTTCATAATTACCGTGATGTTTGGTGGATGCCGGTGCTGTAAAGAATCCGTTTTCCATCAACCACACCAACATTTCATCAGACACAGCATCCTTCATTATATCTTTGAAAATATCAAACCTTTTATTTTTCATCTGAACACCCTTCCTGTCTTTTTGTCTTTGACTTCAATTCTGTTCAGCAGTTCATAACCGCTTTCACTGATTATGAATTTCAGAACCTTTATCAAAAACCCTGTTTTCTTTTCCAATTCGTTTTCTTCCTGAATAACCCCAAATGCAGTGGGGTTTGGGTAACCTTCTGAATTATAGAAGGGATTGTCTTTATTTTCTTGCATTGTTTCCACCTTTCCGGAACTTTGATTTCAGCCACCATTTGATGATGTACCAACATTGTTCCAAGTAACCAACTTTTCTGTAACTCATAATGCACCGCCTTATGTAGCAGGTTTCAGGGTGTCATTATCGGCATATTGTGATGCGTTTCCTGCACCTTCCTGAAGTGACATATCAAATTTGTCACACATTGCAGCCACCTGAATGGATTCAACTGCAACATTCTTTGCAACCTCTCTGATAATCTTCATCTGCTCAAACACCGGTTCATCTTTTTTGATACCTACCCAAGCGTTGGCAAAGACTTCAAGCAAAAGATTCATACCATCCATCACTTCTTCAATTTCTTCTTTAATCACTGCATAACCGTGATGTGCAGAAGGGAAAAGGGGAAATTTGGTGTTTGCGTTGTTCAACTCTTTGAACACAAGTTCATTTACATCTTTTTCAACAGCGTTCATTTTCATCTGTCCTTTCATTGTTTGATATAAATTCTGTAAACCTTGCCACCAATTTTCTTTGTCTTGGTGGTCATTCCAAGTTTTCTGCAAAGCTGCTTTGAAAACTCTGCTTTTGACATAGGATTGAAATTGTTTGCAAGGCAATATTCCTTGTACCGTTTATATACCTTGTCAGACTGTTCATTTTCAATCTGAAATTCTTCAATCTGCATTTCATCAAAAAATCCAATAATAGGATTGTTTGTTTCTTCGTATTCCTTTAACTGTCCCTGAACCCTTGCTGATTCTGTGAATCCTTGCTTTTCAATGATGTTCTTCAATGCCTTGATGCCGAGAACAATCAGATATTCCATCACTTCAGGTTCTTGCAGCTTGTATTTGATACTTGAATCATAGTCAGGGTCATTCTTTGAAAACTCTGCATCGAAAGGAACAATCAAGAGCCTTCGCAGAACTGCACCTGTTTTGTCCTTAATTCTTGGAATGTTGTTTGCCGAAAACAGAAACTTTGCGTAATTGTTAAATTCAAAAGGTTTTTCACCTTTGTTCTGAACCTGAACCCTTTCACCGGTGACCAACTTTTTGAAGAAAGAAGCATTGACAATGAACTCATCAGAAATATCATCACCAAGATTCGCCAACTTTCCGAACAGTGCAGCGTTCTGAAACTTTTGGTCAAGTTCTTTCAGGTCAAGTGCAGTGATATTTTCTTCATTCAAAAGATGCTGAATCATTGCAATAAAGGTTGACTTTCCGTTTGAACCTTCGCCTGTCAGAATGAATGCTTTACCACCACCCAAGGTGTTTGACCGATAGAAACAAGAACCAATACATTCTTCAAGAATAGTTCTGATTTCAGCATCGTGACAAGCAATCTTGTCAAGGGTTTTGTCTGCAAGTTCTGAATATGCGGTTGGATTGTAGTCCCAAGGGATTCTATTTGTAATGACTATATCCGGCGAAAACGGTTTCAGACTGTCAGTTTCCAAGTCATAAATGCCATTTCTAAAGGCAATCATATTTGGTGCAGCCATTTCAGTGTTTTCAAGCAGAAGCAAATTCAGATATTTCAGCACTTCAGACCGCTTTGCATTGGAAAGACTGCTGATGTGCTTTATCATTACAGCTTCAATTTCTTCCTGTCCGGGAACATAGACCCCATCCTTGAATAAATGCAACTGACCATTGATTCTGATGATGTGATTGTTGTTCTTTATGTAGGTTGCAAACTTATCAAAAAGAAAATTGTTACCCTTAAAGAAAACAGGCTTTTTGAAGGCATCATCACGCAGAACAACTTCAAGTTCACTGTTTGACAGAGGTTCTTTCAGTATGTATTGATTGATGATTCTAATGGTTTCCCTTGCTTCTTCCACACTGAAATCATTGCTTTGAAGGGTCAGAATGTAGTTGAACAATGCTTGATTTCTTCCGGAACCTGCATCCATATCAAGAAATTCTGTGGTACACTTAATTGGGAATAACCACTTTGGAATGTCCTGATATTCTTCACCTTCAAGGATGTCATACAGAACAGTTCTTTCTCTGCCATCAATTTTCAAAACCTCATAACTGTTTTTGAAGCCTGATTTAATATCAATGTCACGCAAACCGCAAGCAAGTTTTGTTTTTGTGTAACACTTGTCAACCTTGCTATTTTTGAATAAGAAGTGCATACCTGATCGGCTTTTCAGTATTTTGCATCGAATTTCTTCTTTTTCACAGATTCGGAAAAGTAATTCAGACTGTTCTTCATCATCAATATCAATCAAAATAGCATCGGGGGCAAGAATACCTGCATATTCAGGAAGTGATCGCACCTGTTCAAGTGTCTTGAAATCAGTTCTATCCTTAAACTTTTCAATACACTTCTTGTTCTCGGTCATCACATAGCCCTTGAAAAAAGACACCTTCAATCACTTCCTTTCATCTGTGTGTGTGCAGCAATTTCACCATCCGATTGTACTTTTTCATAACTGCTTGTAACCGCTTGAAATCTGTTTCACACTTTTTCTTTTCGTATGAACCAACGCTTGTTGATGGGTATATATGTTTGATTTCTGCAATCTGCTTTTCAATTATTTCAATTTTTTCAGCAAAATAATTTTCAAGTTCTGCGATTGTTTCATCAGAACACCATCTTCTAACAAGTTTGAATATTTTGTTTGCCTTTTCAATGGTGCAAGGGAAGAATTTATCAAGAATCAATTCCATATATCCTTCACCGTGTTCATCAAAGGCTCTGTGCCATTCAATTCTTAATACTTCCATTTCTACACCACCCCAAAATCCTTTAATCTGCGTAAAGCAAAATTTATATACCATTGTTTATCAAGTTTTGATGGAACTTTCACACCGTTCACTTCATCATTCCAAATAAAGCAATGTTCCGGACTGTTCGTTATTTTTTCAGATTTACCGGTTCGGATGCTGACCTTTTTTACACCCGGATCACTTTCATCCTTGGATGCAAAAATCCGAATACACTTTTCCTTTATCGGTGTTTTACCGTAAAGAATATGACTGTATTTGTTACTGATTTTTGATACCAACTGAAATTCTTTCAAATCATTACAACCAAGAACGGTTTGTTCAACCGGAATACCGTGCTGCATATAAGCGGTTACAGCCTTATTCAAGATTGGAAGATCATAATCCAAATCGGATAACTTTTTGATGTACGCACCTTTTACTTTCATTGCACCGGTTTCACGGTCAATAATCATATAGTTGTTTACATCCTTCTGAAAGATTTCACCGAAGAAAGTATCAAAGTCCATTTTCATTCCGGTTCGCTTTTCCCATTCCGAAACAATACTATCAATCTTGTCAAAATCCCGGTCATAATCTTTGACCTTTACGATGATACCATCGGTGTTGTTTTGAACAAGTTTTTCAACAACCGGTTCAATGTGTTCAATTAAATCCAATAGAAGCAACTGACCATTTATGCAAATGCTGTTGTTTGACATTGGATCATACAACGCAGACTGCTTTTGTTTCATCTGACCACTGATTGCATTATCCATTATTTTGAATGGAAGTCTTGCTTTTTTGTCACCCTTCCTTTTGTATTCAATATTGGAATTGTGTATAAATTCAAAGTTTTCAGGGTTATCCATCACCCTATATCCAAATTTGAATTTTTCCTGCATACTCGGATAATAAGCGGTAACATCAATTATCAGAAAATCACCCTTTGCGTGATATTGTGGTCTTGCACCGTGACCACCACCCCAAGAAAAAGTGTGTTCAACCCCTGCAACCATTACTTTTTCTTGTGACTTTTCATAATTGTGATTTTCAGGGTTCAAGTACCAATCAGCAACAAAGCGGTATTTCTTCAATCTGATGCAATCAAGAACCGGGAATTGAAATTCATCATCAAAATTCTGACCTTTTCGATTTCCACCAAGGATTTCCGCAGCAAGTTGTGCTTTGGTCTTGGATAATGCCATCAAGGGAAGTTTGAAGTGCTTGATGAAGAACATCATTGTATTGAATTCATCAATTCTTTTGATGAAAACTTCAATGGTCTGCTGAACATCGTGTCTGCAATATTTCACTGTGTCAGCAATTTCAGCATCCGTCAATTTTCGGTCTATGTCGAATGGAACAGATGTTTCCTTGATGTTGTTACCCATAAACCCTTCAAAGGATTTCAGACCCCTATCAGTTCCAAGCATCACATCATAGTTAATCAATGGGATGTCCCTTAACATACTGCTGAACTTCCATCCGGGGTTACCCTTCACAATGATGAAGTCATTGATTTTCTTTGGGTCAAATCCGCAAAGGATGCCTTTCAGAATATATTGGTCATAATGCCTTGAATTGAAACCAACCCAAATGTTATTGATGTTTTTATCATAAAAGGCTTGTAATTCATCAACGCTGTTGACAATTACAGTTTCTTTTTTCAAATCCGTGTCCATAATCACAACCAACCAATCATATTTGAATACTTCAAAATCATAGAAAAGCATTGTTTCACCATCCTTTCAGAAAATTTCAAGGGGATAGGGATAACCTATCCCCTTGATTACGATTATTCCACTTCAAAAACTTCGGTGATTGTATAGGTGCTGAATCCCTTTTTGCCTTCCTTGTAAGAAAGGGCATATTCAAGGTTTCCATCAATCGCTTCCATAACATCCATCAGAAGATTTCCATACTGCTTGTATGTTACAAATTCAATGTCAATTCCTGTATCAAGGGAACGCAAGAATTCATTGCAAATATGAACCTGAAAGCCTTCCTTGATGACCTGATTCATAAAGATTCGGCTGCCCTTGAAATCGCCGTTCAGAACCTTAAACCAAACCGTAACCATAGGATCACCGGCTTTGGAAGCGACAAGTTCCAACTTATCAATAGCAACTTCATATTCGCCGTGTGGAACTTCTTTATATGATGTACCGTTTTCCGCTGCTTCCTTTACATCGTTTGCAAGACCTGTGGTGTCAATCGCATTGTCGAACTGATCCCAAATGTTTTTATTTTCTGCCATAATAATTCACCTTTAACCTTTCAAAATTTAATTGTTTTCTGTTCTTCTTGATCTGCGAACCCTTGTGGGTTTTTCTTCGTTTGCCGATTCAGTGACCGGGATAGAATCGTCTTTATTGCCACCGCCCGGTGTCCAAGTGCCTTCTTCCGTTTCAAATGGCGGTGCATCGGAATCATCCGGAACAGGAACTTCATCTTCGCCCGGAATCGTCACTTCAACAGGCGGTTCATTTGCAGAACGGCTTTTTCTGCCCCTTCTCTGCGGTTCTGACGGCTTTTCATCTGTGGGTGTCGGTTTATCTGTGCTTTCGCTTTTTACAGTTTCCTGACCGCCCTGCGACTTCCTGACAGCATTTCTATTTGCTTCATCGTACACCTTGAACAATTCATTGACATCAAGCGGAATATCCTTTGCATCAACTTTCAGCCTTCCACCGCCGAAGATGACTTCGTTTGATTTGAAACTGAATGTTCTTTCATTGCCATCAGCAATAATTCTTGCGACAACATCAACCATACCGGCAACCTTTAATGCAACTTTATCCTGCATATTCGGTTTGATGGCGGTTATTTTATCGCCACCCCTCTTGGTGATGTCCTTTGATGTATCTTCGTGTGAAATCAAGATTATGTTTTCATAATCAAGAGCCATCAGGCGTTTCAGCGTATTCAGGAATTCACCCCTGACCATATCCCAAGCCTTGAAAGAATCGTCAGATTCGTGCTTAATTCCTAACTGCTCATACATATACAAGCGACAGTATTCATACAAATCTTCAAGAAGGTCAACAACAATAGTTTTGAAGTTATTTTCTTTCTTTTCAAGTTCCGCAACAACATCCTTGAACACCTGCCAAGCAAGTGTTTTCTTGGTCATTCTGCCTTCAACGATAATTTCATCCTTGATTCTGATGTACGGTGCATCAACAAATTTGATATTTCCGTCTGTGTTTAGCATAAGCGGAACAGGGAAGGCATTTGCAAATGTGGTTTTACCGCAAAACGGCTGTCCATAAATCCAAATAACCCTTTTTTCCACCTTTTCAATGTTTCTTCTTTTTTCACTTGGTAACTTCATAAAGTAGTTCCATCCTTTCTGACAATATTCTAAAAATTCACAATAGGTACACATCCAACCTTTGTTTTGTGCAAATTCGGATGTTTCGTTGATTGACTTGATCTGCAACAAAAAATCAATAACTTTTGTATAATCGAAATCAACCGATAGTGTTTTAACTTCAGCATTCTTCAGTTCTTCCCATAACCTTTGCCGGAATTGCTGTAAGTTTTCAGTTTTTTTCTGCTTGATGTTCACCTTTGGAACAAACAGAAAATTGATGCTGCGGATTTTTTTGCCGGGATTGCACTTTTCAAAAAAATATTTGTATAAGTGCAGCTGCCTTGAATTTTTATAGTGGTTCATATTATTTGAATACTTGAAATCATAGATGTCATAAACATTTGGAATAATCTGATATTCACCGCCAAGTTTCTGTTCTGTTTTTACAGGTGCGAGAAGGTCTATAAAACCGTGAAAATCATCATCTTTGATTTCAACTTCATATTCCCCTGAAGGCAATACCGCTTTTGCCTTTGGTATTAAAAATTCAAGTTTGATTGCTTCGTTGATGTGGGAATCATCAATCACCGGGTATGACATAAAATATTGCTGAATTGCTTCTTCAACACTTTTTTCAATACCGGTGTGAAGTGCAGTTCCAAGAACAAGTGCGTTACTTGCATCTGTCGGTTCGTCTGTGGTTATTCCGTCAATATAACGCATTTTGTACTTGAAAGGGCATTTTTCAAAGCATTCAACCCTGCTATGTGACCATTGCATTCTTTCACCCCTTTCACTATTGATTTGAATTCTTCAAATCCTTCCGGATAAAGAATCATTGCAATGCTGCCTGAACCGTTAATCTGCTTTATGTTGTGTTTCTGTAATTCGGAAGGTCTACCATTTGATGCTTTCAGTTCCGCATCAATGTTGATTCCGTTTACAACAATGTGCATATCCGGCAACCCTGCTTTGGAATACCCACCGCCCCAACGCTTTTCATAATATCCGATTGCCGGAACGGTCATTTTCTGTTTTTCTGTTCCCAAAGGGTACACACCGATTGATTCAAGCCATTTTTTCAAGCGGTTTTCAAAGTTCTTTTCTGCTGCCATTCAATCACTTCTTCCGATTTATGATAGAAATTGAAATCAAGGTGATGCAGATGATAAGTACAACCAAAACTGTTTCAGTCATTGTTCTTCACCTCAACTTTAATGTAAGAAGATTTTTTGGAAGTCTTGGAACACTCTGCTGCAATTTCAGGGTAGTTCTTTTTAAGTTTTGCAGAATCAATGGAAGTCGATGTTGACGGTGCAACATAAGTGATATTCAAAATGTCAGATTCAAACTTCTTTACACCGAATCTTTCCATCGCCTGTTTCAACTTGTCCTTCAGTTCTTTTTCCTGATCTTCACACTGCTTCTTCATTTTCACAACGGTTGCGATCTGCTGAAGAACCTGCAACTGCTGATTTTTGAATTCGGTCAACCCTGTTTCTTCGTCAATAATCGCATTTGTGCATTCTGCATAGTTAATTGCTTGTTTGCATACATCGGAACAAGATTCCCTTTCAGGACACTGCACACAGCAACCTTCAAACTTTCCTTTCGGACAACTGTTTTTGCATTTAATCATTTGGTTTCAACCTTTCTTTGTTATGTAAATTTCTTTGTACTGAACACCGAAATCCAACGCTTCTTGATGTGATTCAAAATAGATGTCAATCTGATTTCCGTTAATTGCACCACCACGATCCTGAACGGTGTATTCGTGATCGTCAATCCAAACCTTTGTACCGTATGGAAGTATGCTGATGTCCGCTGCAACGGTTACACCGGCAACTGCTGTTGTTCCATTTGCGGTTTTTACAATCGGTTTCCCATTTTCATCAGTTGGTCTATTTTCACCCCACTTTTCACAGCATTTTGAACATCCACAGTATGCAGTCAACTTGAATTCACCAAGGCTGATGTATTCAGGTTGTTCAGTAACAAAAGTTGTGCTTAATTTGGTTTCAATCGGTTCTGTTTTTATCTCTGCGGTTTTCGTTTCAGTTCTTTTGCAACTACAAAGACAAATAATGAACAACGCCATTATCAACATCAGGATTAGAACCAAATCAAAATGTTTCTTCGTATTCCTTAAAAAGTTCATCGTCATAATCCTTTCGCATTTTTAATGTTTCTAAAATCACCCCTTCAACGCTGTTTTTCACCATTAAAATGTAATAGAAGCAATTCTTTGATTGACCTATTCGGTGTATTCGTTTCATTGACTGTTCAAATAGTTCCGAACTTTGGGGAAGGGTAAAATATATAATTTTGTTTGACTTCTGAAGGTTCAATCCCATTGCGCCGGCTTGATACTGAACAAATGTGACTGAATCGGAATAGTTTTCATAGGCAGTCAGGTCTTTGGTATCGCCATTTACAATGGAAATCGGCTTGTCCATCAAAGCAACCGCTTCCTTCATCAAGTTCAGTTCCTCTGTAAAATTATAGAAAACAATCAAACGGTCATCTGTTGAACTGACCAAATCAACGAACGCTGCCATTTTCGCTTTTGAATACTGACCGCACAACTGTCTTGCATACAGTCTTTTGGTCAGGGCAGTATCCCCAATCAATTCTGTTCCATCAGGCAATTCCACAATGCTGTTTCGCATAAACCGTGAAAACTCTTTGTTGTTATTGACCATTACAGGAATTTGTATTTTTTCAGGAAGGTCAAACACTTCTTCAGTTTTCATAAAAATACAACCGTGTTGTTTCAATTTCGATTTCAAGCGGTCAACATTTTTGTAACCTGTGATTACCGGTATTCTGAACCCTGAATCATCGTCAATCCATTCTGTAACCACATATTGCCGATAGAACAAATCTTTGCTGATGTTCCACCCAAGCAAATGAAGCTGTGACCACAGTTTTTCATATTTGCCACCTGTGGGTGTGCCGGAAAGAAGAATCACATTGCAAGGATTCAACTTGTCAATGAACTTGGTTCTTTTCGCTGATGGATTGGTTATCAGTGAAGATTCATCCAACATCAGGGTAAAGTCTTTAAGTTTCAGAAGGTCGGGTCTGCGGAATGACAATTCATAATTGATAATTCCGGATGTCATAGATGCAACTTCCTTGTCCCCATTCATAACCTGCAAGAAATAATCAAGTTCTTTTTTATCCGTCAGGTCATAAGCATCAAAGCCGCATACATCAACAAGATGTGTCACCCAATCTTCTATTTTTGATTTTTGGCAAACAAGCAATAATGGTTTTTTCAATTCCTTTGCCTTTTCCGAACCAACAAAGGTTTTTCCAAGACCCATATCCAAGAAATAACCAACCTTGTTGAATTGCTCTGTTTCCTGAAGTGCTTTAACCTGATGCGGATATAACTGAACCGCCATCAGTCATCAACCCTGCTGTTCCAAATTTTCTTGTCAGCAGATGCACAACATTTGGTGCAGACAACAACATCAGAATCAGCATTGTATTCTGCTTCACCACCGCAGAAAGGACAGGGTTCATATTCATCAACAGCAGGGGTTAGGTCAATGTGTTTCTGACCGATTTCAAGAACTGCAAGGGCAACTTCTCTGTTTTTGGTGTCATCCCATTCATCAACGACCTTCTTGAATTCTTCAACGCTGTAAAGTTCGTATTCAAAGGAAATCTTGATTTCAAGGTGTTTGGTTCTGAACAGTGTCAAAGAATTTGCATATTCACCGATAGGTGTCACACAAAAGATGTGTTCTGTCGAAAAGACACTTGCATCACTGCAAACCTTGGCATCACCGCAAACCTTGGCATCACCGCAAACCTTGGCATTGCCCCAAACCTCGGCATCACCGCAAACCTTGGCATCACCGCAAACCTTGGCATTGCCCCAAACCTTGGCATCACCGCAAACCTTGGCATCACCGCAAACCTTGGCATCACCGCAAACCTTGGCATTGCCCCAAACCTTGGCATCACCGCAAACCTCGGCATCACCGCAAACCTTGGCATTGCCCCAAACCTTGGCATTGCCCCAAACCCAAGCCTTTCCATCGTGGGAAAGGTTGCTTTCCTTTTCAACGAATCCACCAAGGTCACCTGCTTTGACTTCATCACCGGAAGTAGTTGTAAAGTCAATACAAGCCTTGATTCTGTAAAGTGTTCTTCCAAACCAATTTATTTTGCTTTCAGCAGTAAGTTCAAATTTTTTCATCGTGTTTAATTCCTTTCATAATTAGATAATTTTCAAATTTTGTTGGACTGATAAAGTAGCGGAACTTTCCGTTTTTGTAGACTGCATAACCGAAAGGTAATAGTCTTTTCTGTAAATCCCCACGCAACTTTTGTGGAATTACATTCAGCACCTTTGCAACATATATAACAGATAAAGATTTTTCAGGTTCTTTAATTTCCCCTGTAAGCCACCCAAGCGGAACTTTTAGGGCATCGGCTAATTGTTTCATTGCAGCTGATCTTGGATAGTTAATACCGGTTATATACTGACTGATGTTCGACCTTCCGATGCCGGTCATTCTTGATAAATCTGATTGTGAAATACTCTGTTCTTTCATCACCGCCTTCAGCCTGTCCGAAAACATTTCATTGTTCATTTTGATTTCAACCTTTCCGAAAGTAGAATATTATTCTACTTTGTCGGCAAAAAAAATAATGTTCACTTCTTCTGCCGTAAGATGTAGAATTTCGCCCAACTTCTTGATTTCAGATGCTTTGAACTCGGACTTGTTGTTGACCTTATAATTGAATGTTGCAATAGTCATTCCAAGCATTTCAGCAATCTGTTCCTGTGTGAATCCTTTTTCAAGAATCACTGCTTTCAGCTTCAAAGTGTTAGTCATTCGGTTTTCACCATCCTTTCATTTACACCCAAATTTGATTTTCGTCATCGAACATCTGACAGAAGATGAATTCTAACATTGGAACGGAAATTGAATTTCCTGCCAATTTATAAAGTTGAGAATTTGACCTGTCATTTCCGTTGTAGAAGGTTTCGTTCAGTGCTTGTTTAACTTTGAAGAAATCTTCATCTGTAAATCCCATCAATCTAAAACATTCTAATGGGGTGTATTTTCTGCATCGTAGGTTTTCATCAATAATGTGCGGTTCCAAATTACCCCCCCTTGCAGTTTAGTGATGGGGAAATGCCTGAAGGGTCATAAACCCTTCCCTGATTGGGATTGTCCCTGTTTTTTTGTAGGACACACATTCCCAATCTGAATGATTTGTTTATCTGTGTTCATATTCCACCACCGCATTCATACTTTGATTCCCAAAACTTTTGAAATCTCTTGCAAGAAGTGTGTTTGCAATATCTGTTAAGGAATCAATTTTTGTCGCACATTTGCTTAATGTCACACCTTGCTGACACATACTAAATCCCATTGATGTCTGTCTATTGAACCGTGACCCCCCTGATTGCATTGGAAATCATCTTTTCTTTTAGTTGTGGAATTAGTGCTTTTGCCTTTTCATCAGGTATGTAATACTTTTCATCCACTTCCGGTTCAAGATAATCATACAAGCATTTTAGAAGCCTGACAGGTTTCGGAAATTCAAAATTTCCTGTGTCAATGTCCTTTCTGATGCTGACAACAATAACCCTTTCCCGGTGCTGTGCAATGTCATAATTTTTCGCATCAAGCACTTTCCAATAGTTGTTATACCCGGCATTGTTAAGACACTGAAGAACTGTTTGAAATTCATTCTTAAATCTTGGTGATGTCAAATTCTTGACATTTTCAGCAATGGCAATCTTTGGTTTGCAGTGCTGAATTACACGCAAAGCATCAAAGAACAAATTTCCCCTTCCTTTTGAATCTTCAAATCCTTCTTGTTTTCCTGCTTGGGAAAACGGTTGACAAGGGAATCCATAGGTTACAAGGTCAATATTCTGTGGAAGTACCCTTTCATCAATTTTGGTGATGTCCCCAAGGTTCATTGATTCAGGAACATTGTGAATGACTGAATATGCCTTTGATGCGTATTTATCAAATTCACAATATGCCACTAAATCAAATGGAATCCCAAGGTTAGTTAAAGCCTTTTCAAAAGCACCTATTCCACTGAATAATGATAGAAGTTTTACCATCATTTCACCTTCCTTTCTGATTTCTGCACTCTGCATTTTGCATCAGGACTTGTGACCTGCATTGGTTGCATTACAGATGGGGAAGGTTGCAGCCTGTCCCCAATATATTGAATCGTGTTTTCATTTGTTCAACAATCAAGCATTTCAATTATTTCAGTAACCATACCGCAATCAAAGTGAATTACATATTTTACAGGAAAAACTTCACTTTCATAAGTCAGTGCCATTGAGCCATTCAGAATGGAAGCAAAATCTTCACCTTTCTTACACTGTTCAGGGTCATTTGTTCCATATCCGTGATGTACTTCAGATGTGAATTTACAACTGTTGACGATTTTCTTTGCCATAGTTTGAAGCTCTTCTTGTTTCATCTTGTTGTGTGTTCCCCAAGATGCCTGTTCATAATGTGTGATTTTCATTATTTCCACCTGTCCTTTCAATGTTTGGGAAGTGTCATTTAGTAGAATTTTGTTCTACCGTGACTAAAGTATAGCACAAGGTAGAATGATTGTCAACCCCTTTTTAGAAAATTTTTCTGAAAAAGTTGAAATTCATTCTATTTTGTGCTATAATACAGTAGAATAAGATTGTAGGAAAGGGTGATACACACTTTATGACAACAGGGCAAATTATTAAAATGCTACGTGAAGAAAGAGGTATGACACAAGAACAACTTGCAGAAGCAATGGGATATTCCCATAAATCATCGATCAACAAAATTGAAATGGGGAAGGCTGATCTTCCACAATCCAAATTGATTGCTTTTGCAAAAGTTCTTGGTGTTACACCTTGCGAACTTCTCGGATTTGAACCAACAAAAGCAACAGATGAACAAAAAGAGCTTTGGGATAAAAAGTTTAATGAAAACCAAAGGCTTCAAAAAGAAGTATATTTGCTTGAAGAAATCCAAAAGAAATTTGGAAAAGAAGCAATCAAACTTCTTGATCTGTTCTGCACACTTAATAAATCCGGCAAGCAAAAAGCGGTTGAAACTCTTGAAGATTTATCTTCTATTCAAAAATACATAGAAAAGGAAAGTGATTGATTATGTTTATAAGTTTAGGAAAGATGCTTGGTAAATCTAAAATTCGTCTTGGTGTGGGCTTCCGCTTGACCAAAAGCAACGCATTTTATATGTGGATTGTTCTTTTGTTCTACTATATGTTTCTAATGTGTTGGTACTGTTGTGTTCTTTGTTTTTGGATGATCTATGCCGTGGGCTATGGGTTCTACGCTTTTATCAGATGGATTGTTGGGAAAATCAAGGGTAACAGGTAACACTTATTTTCTTTATATTTTATTTTTTAGGCAGTATCAAAAATTTAACAACACTTATTTACTAATTATTCAAGTAAAAAGTAAGTGTTACCCTGTTACCTGTTACCCCTAAAAGATAAAAAGAAAGAACCGCCCGGTATTGCAGTACCAAGCGGTTCAAGGTTGAAACCAAAATCAGCAATGAAAACACGAAAAAGAATTCAAGGTGAAGTTGGTATATTCATTATATCACATTTCGCCTTGAAAATCAATCAGAAAGGCGAAAGATTATGAAAAATCCTAATGGATATGGTTCTGTTGTTAAGTTGTCCGGCAACAGAAGGAAACCATATTGTGCAAGAAAAACATCAGGTTGGAATGACAAAGGCTATCCAATTTATATGATAATCGGTTACTATGCTGAAAGAACTGAAGCAATGATCGCCCTTGCGGAATATAATAGAAACCCATTTGATGTTGACCTTGCAAAGATTACGATGAAAGAATTGTTTGAAAGATGGTCTGCAAGAGATTTTCCGAAGATGTCAAAATCATCTGCTTCAAGTCATAAGTCTGCATTCAAGCACGCTGCACAACTGCACAATCTTCCATATAAAAGCATCAAAGCCTATCAGATGCAAGAAGTCATTGATAAATGCGGTTGTGGATATTCAACGCAAGGTGCAATCAAGAACCTTTTCGGACAGTTGGATTGTTATGCGATGGAACTTGATATAATAGTGAAAATGAATTCAAGTTTGATTCACGCTGCACCAATACCGCCATCAAGTAAAGTTCCATTCACCGAAGAAGAAATTCAATCGGTTTGGGATATTGAATGTCAAGAATGGTGTGACAGCGTTTTGTTCTTGCTATATACAGGTTTCCGAATTGGTGAAATGCTGACGATTGAAAAAGCAAATGTTGATCTTGAACAGATGACGGTGAAAGGCGGTATCAAGACCAAAGCCGGTAAAGATAGAATTGTTCCAATTCATCCACAAATTCAGAAGTTTGTTAAGCAGCGAATGACTGAAACCGGAAAGTATTTGTTTTCATATAACGGAAAGAAACTTTCTACAAGTCAGTATTATATCTTTTGGAATCGTGTTATGGATGAACTTAAAATACACCATACACCGCACGAATGCCGACACACTTTCCGGTCAAGATTGGATTCAGCTGGTGCAAATAAAGTCTGCATTGATCTGATGATGGGGCATAAATCAAAGGAAGTTGGTGAAAGAGTTTACACCCACAAAACCATTGATGAATTGAAGGAAGCCTTAAACCTTGTAAAATAGCAAGTAACAGGTTAGTAACAAGAAAAAGCGGAAACCCTCTAAAATCAAGGGTTTCCGCTTCTCTTTGAAATGTTATACCA